GAAACAATGCCAGAATCAATCGAGTTGTCTGCTGCGGCTGACACGGTAAAAGAGCCTGACACAACCGCCGGATGCGATTGTGATGGCTGCAAGTCTTGTAAGTCTGACGGTGGATGCGATGACAAGATGTGCAAATCACATCACACAGGCGCAGACAAGTCAGCAACAGTTGAGAAGTGCCTACAATGCGGATGCAACCAAGTCGGTCAATCTCACGGTCTAACCACCGTTCCAGATGTCACCGCACCGGGTCAAATCCCAGTTCAAGCAAATGTATCAACTGCCACAATCGTTACACCTGAGCAACTTGGCGGAAGCGTTAAGTCTGTTGAGGGTGACGAAGTTCCTGCTGCCGAAGAGGTTGCAGAAGAAGTTGCTACCGAAGAAGTAGCGACAGAAGAAGTTTCTGCTGAGGAATCAGCAGAGAAAACCCTGCTTAGTGATGAAGTCGTACAGACCATCATTGAAAAGGCCGTGTCAATGGTTACGGAATCTGTGAAAGCAGAAGTTGTGCTTGCTAAGGCTGCGATTGAGGCAGCAGAGAGCAAGGCAGCAGAGCTTGAAACCGAACTCGCACAGGCTAAATCAGCAGCAGTCGCAGGTGGGCCAAAGCGCTCAGCGATTGCAGCAGGTAAAACCCAAGCTAACGATCTCCTTGTTAAGGCAGCGCAGTATTCTGCAAAAGCAGCCGCAGCAACAGATCAAATTCTCGCAAAAGGCTACAAGGACTTGGCAAACGAATTTATTGCCAAGGCTCAAGCCTCAACCACAGAAAAGGAATAACCAAACATGGCCCAAATGCCTAAAGCAGCAGACCTGTTTGCAGATGCTAACGATGCCAAGACATCGGCATTGCGCATGGAAGAGTATGTAGAAGTTCTCGGAAAGTCACTTTCTACTTCTACAAACGCTCCCGGCGTATCTGCTTCAGTAGATGCAACAGCACAACTTGAGGCTCTCGCAGCTAACAAGTCAATCACACCAGATGCTCTTAACTCACTTAACTCTGCTCTCGCTGCACAACGCCAGTCACAAGCAGATATCGTCAAGGACATCAGCCTTACATCTCCATTGTCATCATCTTTCGCAGCCTTCGACCTCGAAGCACCTGCAAAGCTCTTGACACCTCGCCCAACACCACTTCGTAACAAGATCGCCCGTAAAAAGGGTGTCGGTACTTCTCACCGTGTAAAGCGTATCCTCGGTTACACAGGTACAGGTACTGGTGGAGTCGGAAACATCTGGCCGGGAATCACAGAAACATCAACCGCAACCTTTGGTTCAATCAACTACGAGCGTGGCCCAAAGATCAGTTATGCTGCTGATGATCTAATCCTTCCATACAACACCTACTCACTATCTGACTCAGTTAGCTTCGATGCTAACTTCTCTGGTCTAGGATTCCAAGACCTTCGTCAGTTGTCATCAACCTCTACCCTCTATGCAACAATGCTTATGGAAGAGCGTATGCTCCTTATGGCTCGCGGTACCGCTACAGGTTACTCAGGCGCACTTTCTGCTCCAACAGTTTCAGTTGCAGCAGTAAACGCTTCTGGCACACAGACCGCTTTGGCTTCAAGCCAAGCCTTCTATGTCTATGTAACTGCTGATGCTGGTTCATTTGGACAATCTGTTCTTTCAACAGTTCAGACCGCAACAACCTCATCTGGCTCACAGGTTCTTACCATCACAGTAACACCTGTAACTGGCGCACTTGGTTACAATGTTTATGTCGGAACAACCACAGGTGCAGCTAACGCTCACTTCGTTGGTCGCTTCACAGGCTTGACTGCGACACTTCAGGGTGCTGCTTCAACACAGACAACAAACAACAACCTCGTATTCAACACCACAGGTGTTCTTGCTTCAACAATCACAGGCGACACCTCTGCTTACGCAACAGGTTACGACGGAATCATCCCAACACTTCTTGGTTCTGCTGGTGGATACAACAACAACATCAACGCTCAGTTCTCAACCTCTAATCCGGGTTCTGAATACCAGACCGTTTTCTACAACCTCTACAACAATGTTAAGGCTGACCCAGATGAGATTCTCATTAACGGTTCAGACCGCAAGCAGTTGTCAGATGCTATTAAGAACGGCTCTACTGCTAACTATCGTTTGAACCTCACCCAAACTGATGCTGGCGATTATGTCGGTGGCGCAACAATCGGTGGACTTTACAACGAAGTTACAGGCAAGCTAGTGGACATCACAGTTCACCCTTGGTTGCCACAGGGCGTATCTCCTGTTATGTCTTACACCCTTCCAATCCCTGACACAGAGGTTAGCGATTGCTGGGCTGTTTACAATGTACAGGATTACATGGGTATCCAATGGCCTGTCACACAGTTCTCATACGATTTCAGCACATACTTCCGTGGAACATTCATGGCACAAGCACCAGCTTGGTCAGGTATCGTTTCAGGAATCGCATCTGCATAATCATAAGAACACTAAGCAAGGCGCATCTTCGGGTGCGCCTTGTCTTATTAAAGGAGAGGGCGCATGACAAGATTTATCCCACCACAAGGAATGAAATCCATTGGTGTTGAAACAAAAGATGGTGTTAAGACACTCAGGGCTGGCAGAGATGGAACATTCACCGTTAATGACCCTAAGTTGGCTAAACAACTCAAAAAAGAAGGCTTAGGTATCGCTGGAACTGCTGGCGTTATCGCTAACCCATCAAGCGTGGGCTTTAACTGCAAAAACTGCGGTTTCGGCTCATTCTTCAAAAAATGCTCAAAGTGCGGAGAGATAAATGGCTAATGCTTACTCAGGTACAACTCACCAGTTCTCCACACCTTACCTCACGCTTACCGAGTACAAGAACGCGCCTACCGCGATTGATCTCGATAACCTCGTATGGAATTCACAAGACCCAGATGTTCAAGATGCGGAACTAGCCAATGTCATTGCTCGCGCAAGCTCATGGATTGATACATACTGCAACCAAGTCCTCGCAGCAACCACCGAAACCGAGCAACAACGCTCCCGTATCCGTGACGATGGCACAATCCGCTTTCATCCTCGCTATAACCCAATTATCGCGCTGACCTCATTTGCTTACGGCAACCCTAACTATCAGATGACAACAGTTGCCGATTGCTCGATTGCATGGATTGAGGATTCGCAGGTTATCTTTCCTTACTCAATGCTTTCAACTTCGTACACAAATCAGGGGCCACTTCAATTTGGTTTCCCGACAACGCCTCGCCAAGAAGTGTTCCTCAAGTACACCTATGTAAACGGATACGCCAACACCCTTATTAACACGGCTACCGCAGGGCAATCAAGCCTCACAGTTACAGATGGCACAGGAATCACCGCAGGGTTAACCCTCAAGATTTACGATGGCTTTGATTCAGAGTTTGTCACAGTCGCCAGCACCTATACCTTTGGCTCAACCACAGTCCCACTCGTTGCGCCTCTTTCATACTCTCACGCTAACGGCGTATCTATCTCAGCGCTACCGCCAGCAATCAAGGAAGCTGCCATCTTGGTAACTACCTCAATGCTCAAAGTTCGCGGTGATAACTCAATGGTGATGAGCGTTGCCTCTCGCGCTTCACAGGCAGTCGAAGGCGCACAAGGTCTTGGCACAGAGATCAAGATTGCTCAAAACCTACTTGCTCCTTATCGCAGGATTAGATAATGGCTCTGGTCGGTCGTCAAGCCGTTCGCTCGGTTCTCGCAAACTTCATCGGTCAGCCAAATGTTCAAGGCTTAAATCAGGTCTTTACCTCGTTTCCTAAGCGTATTGACTTTGCCGTCAATGCCTTGCCTTCTCAGCAATCTCGCGCTGCCGCAGTTATCCATATCGAGTCAGAGCGCGAAACCCGCTTGGCTATCGGTGGAGCTACATCTGGCATCAAGCAGATTGATTACACCGTTGTCATTCAGGTCTTTCATCATTCTATGGAGCGCGACTCGCAAGATGCTATGGATGACTTTGACCTAACCATTGACAACCTCAAAGAGAAATTGCGCTCAGATCACACTTTCGGCGACCCATCAAGCAACCTCGTATGGCAAGGCGCAGAGCCAGCGATTGATGTTTCCTACGGCGAGCCTGTATCCAATGACGGCACATCTACCGAAACATGGGCATCACTTCGTTTTACCGTTACCCAAATGATTCAAGCATAAGGAGCATCATGGCTAAACATAAATACACGGGAGAGTACGAAGTTACCTTCCCCTCAATCGCAACCGTAGTAAAGCCGGGCGATGTATTTGAAGCGCCAGCAGATTTTAAAGCACACAATGTAATACCAGTTAAAACAAACAAGCCAACAGTAGGAGATGAAGAATGACACTAGCCCAAAATTCCGTCAAGAGTTACCTTGGTGTTGCGCTTGAAACAACCAAAGGTACTGCGGTAGCCGCAACCAACTTCGTACCAATCACACTCAACAGCTTCAAGCCAGTTGATGTAATCGCGCCTCTCTACGACACAGGTATTCGTGGCTCACTTGTTGAGAACTACAACTATGTTCAAGGTCGCCGTAACACAACAGTAGATTTTGGTGGCCCTGTATTTGCTGACACCATCGGATTTTGGGTTGCGGGCGTTCTTGGCGATGTAGTCACAACAGGCTCAGGCGCTCCTTACACCCATGTAATTTCCCTTAAGAACACAGTCGGCTCAACCAGCGATGCTCAGCCAAAGGCTTTGACAATCACCGACTTTTATGGCGCAAACACTCGTTACTATCCGGGCTGCCAGATCACAGACTTTGGCTTGACCTTCAATGCTGACGGAATGTTGGAATACACAGTTAAGGCAATGGGCTTCCCATCAACCACAACAAATGCGCCAACACCTTCTTTCACCAGCGTTCTACCTACTCAGGTTTGGACAGGAACCGTGTCAATCGGTGGCACTCAGGTTGGATACCTTCGCACAGGTACTCTTGATCTTTCTCGCAAGTCTGAGGCCATCTGGGGTGTTTCTAACACACAGAACCCTTACCAAGTATTCCTTGGCAGCCTAACCGCTAAGGGCAAGATGACCTTCGTTATGCAAGATGACACCGAACTTACTCGCTACATCACAAACACTCAGCCAGCAATCACCGTGAACTTCTCAACAGGTTCAGGTGCAACTGCTACCGAGTTCCAATTCACTCTCTCAAAAGGTGCTTATGTAACTGGCGCAATTGATCGCACCGCAGAGTATGTAGAAGTCACAGTTGATATCGAAGGTCTTGGTAACTTCACAGATGTCGGTGCAACTGGTGGCTACTCACCTGTAAAGTTCACTCTACAAAACGCTTTCCCTTCTGGCACATACCAGTAACAGGGAGCAAACTGTATAGCCGGGGCCGCCTTCCCCCCGGCTATACCCTAACCAGCGAAGGCAAGCAGGAAGGAAATCATGGCTAAAACAATTACACTCCCAAGCGGTAACACCGTAACTTTGCGTGACCCTAGTGAGTTGCGCGTTAAAGATCGCAATAAGGTACTAGCTGCGGCACAAGGTCAAGAAGGCTTACTGCAAACAATGTCTATGCTCGATGGACTTATGGCAGTTCTTATCTCGGCATGGTCGTTTGATTTGATTATTCCGTCAGTTGTTCTCACCTCTTTAGGCGAACTGACTATGGCTGACTACGATGCTATTGCGGCAGAAGTAGCAACTGCTCAAAATTCACTATTCCCCGCGCTCGCTGAAACCCCAGAAACAGAAGCGAACCCTGATAGCCCTTTCGCCGACTCCAACGCCTAAAGTGGGTGTTGGAAGGTAATCGCAGAGAAGAAACTCTTAACTACCCAGACCAAGAGTATTTCTACTATGTCTGCGCTAAAGAGTTCGGCTGGACTATCACCGAAACCGATGAACAACCAGCAGCTTTGGTTGATTGGCTTGTGTCCATTCATAGCGTAGTCAGACAGGTTGAAAATGATAACAACTAACATTTACACGGTTAAAAAGGCTATTGACAAAAAATTAACCGATGTTGATGTGAGCGTTATGAAAGCCCGCGATGAGATGATGGCTCGACTCATTCAACTCTCGCAAGAGGAAATTAAGGGTCGCCGACCTAAAGGCCAAAAGGCTACATCTGGCGAACCACCAATGAACCGCACAGGTAACCTGCGCCGATCTATCACAGGCAAAAAAGCCCAAGAAGGATTTGCTCGTTACTCAGCCGAGGTCGGCCCAACAATGATTTACTCACGCGCCGTTGAATTAGGTGGCGCACCTACTTGGCACGATGGTCAGCATTTCCCATATATGAAACCAGCATTACAGAAGTTCCAACGCGAAGCGATGGCTATTGTCAGAAAATATCTAGGCTAGGAAGGAAAGCACATGGCAGAGTTTCTACCACCAGTCATACTTGAAATCCAAGCCAATGCAACTAAGGCTATTGCCCAGATGCAAATGGTCAATGGCGAGCTTGACAAGATGGAAGTCAAGGCTCTTAAGGCTGGCGGTTCCATTGATGTAATGACCAAAGCCTCTAAGTATGCTGGTACCGCTTTGCTTGGTATTGCTGGAGTTCTTGGAACTGTTGGCGCGGTTAGCATTAAAGCAGCGCTTGGCGTTCAGGAATCTCAAGCCAAACTTCAAATTGCGGTTAAAAATACTGGCGTAAGTTTTGCAGCATTTGTTCCTTATATGAACAACGCGCAAGATGCTATGGTCAAGTTTGGGTTTAGCGCTTCTGACACAAACGAAGCATTAGCAATGATGACGGCTGCAACTCAAAACCCTGCTACCGCCGTAGCCAATCTTGGCGTAGTTGCTGATCTTGCTGCTTTCAAGAATGAATCGCTTGCTACTGCTGCCGACACAGTATCTCGCGCTGCGATGGGTCAGGCTCGCGGTCTTGCTGATCTTGGTTTGGCTATTGGTAAAACAATTCCTAAAGGCGCTGACCTAGCCACAATTACTAAGATGATTGAGGATAGAGTCAAAGGAGCTGCTGCGGCTGCTGCTAAAGCCGACCCTTGGAAAGTTCTTACCACTCAATTTGGTGCTTTAGAGGAAAAATTGGGCACGGCATTGCTACCAGCGTTTAAGAAATTAAGCGATTGGATTATTAACACAGGGCTACCGGCTCTTGAAAAAATAGGCAAATGGATTAGCCAAAATCAAGGATTGTTTGAGTCAATAGCAACGGCATTGGGAATTCTTTGGGTTGCGCCAAAAATTGATGGCTTGCTAACCGCCATAGGTAAAATAGCAACTGCTTGGCGTGGCGTAGAAACCGCAGCAGAAGCAGCAAGTGCAGCAGAAGTGGTTGCCGAAACTGGCGGTACAGCTTTGCCAGCCCTTGCCGTTGGCGCTCTTGCTTATTCTCAAAGAAATACGCCTAAAAAAGTTGCAAATGCAATTAAAAGTTTGGGATTATCTGCAAGTTCTGGTGGAATGTTGGGTGGAATTTCAACTTCAAGCGCAACTGGTGGATCAACTGTAACTTTAACCGCTCCTGCTGGTTCAATAAAACCATCAATAGGCGACATGAATCCAAGCACAATAGCAACAATCGCGGCTTCTAATAAAGAACTTATTAACCAATACTTAAAAGCAGGTTGGAAAATAACATCTGGCTCATCATCTGGTGGAATTGATAGCAAAAAATCGCCTTTATTAATCTCTTCAACTAAATCTACTAAGCCAAAAGCCCCAAGCCTTGCTCAGCAAAAAGCAGGTATGATGGGCGGTGGTGGAGCGCTTACGCTTACAATTACAACCGATAGCGGAGCAGTTGTTAAATCCATTACAGGCTCGGCTGGAAATACGAAAGTGGTGGTTAAGAAATAATGGCAACCTTCGTATCAAGCCTTAACCCGTTTCAATTTGCCTTTAATGGTTTCATCTTTGGCTCAGGCACAACTTATACAGTAACCAATGTAGATGGTCTTGCTGGACTTGCGCCTTTGCGCGTTCAAGACGACAATCGCGGTTATACCGATGGGCAGTATTCAGGGCGTGATTTCTACGATGGCAGAACTGTCACAATTGACATGGTTATTCTTGGCGACTCATCTCACAACGCCCAGTATTACTACAACCAGTTGCAGACAAACCTCTATCCTCAGCAACTAGGTACGCCGTCAGCTCTTGGCGCGTTTCAATTTGAGTTGTCGTCATCTATCGGGCTAAAGGTTATGTATGGTCGCGTTCGCAATATACAGACATCCATTGACCCAGACTTTGCTTATGGCTACATTCAAACCAGCGTCGAGTTCTTTTTCCCAGACCCTCGTTACTACGATTATCCTTACACGACTTCATCTGGCACATCTGTTGCTATGACAAATAGCGGTTGGGCCATCTCTTGCCCTGTCATTACAGTAACAAGCGCACCATCATCATTTACAATTACAGACTCTAGTAGCAACTCTATGAGTTTTGCGCCTACTAGCGGAACAACTGTTGTGATTGATTTGCTACAACGCACTATTACTCAAAACGGCAACCCTGCTCGAAATATCCTTACGACATCTACTGGTTGGTTACAGTTGGCTCCTGTTAGCAGCAATACATTCACAAGTGCGGCTACAATGTCCATCACATATTCCAACGCTTATGTATAGGATAGCAAATGGCTAACTTTCGCTATTTCACAACTGCTCTTTATCAAAGTGGAACTACGCCCAATTCCATCCTTGCCGAATTGCCTTTAACTGCTGTTAGTTTTGACACCCAACTCAATAGCATTGGCTCCTTTACTGGCGAGCTTCTTTTGTCGGGTTTGGATGCGGCAAAACTCAATATCTTCAACGGCACTAATCCGGGTCAAACCTGTCTTTATGTAGATTACAACGGGCAGATTATTTGGGGTGGCGTTATTTGGATGCGCGAGTATGACTCAACAACCCAGATTCTCAAGATTACGGGTCAAGAAATGCTCTCGTATTTCAAGCGCCGTAAGATCACGCCTCTCAACACTACTTATTACGGCACATCTCCAACGCCTACCTCAATCAACTACACAGGCGACATTTGCTCAATCGCCAACGACCTTATTGTCAATTACGCTCAAAGCGTGACCTTTCCAAACCAAGGTGGCACGGTCAAGGGCAATATCGGCTTGCAGTCTAGCTCGACAACTTCTGGCTACTCTGTAACTCGTACCTACTTTGACTATGAACTTAAAGAGGTTTATCAGGCAGTTAAAGACTTGTCAGATGGTTTAGATTCATCGTCAGGCAATCCGTACTTTGACTTTGTGATTACTTACACCTACGACTCATCGGGTCGCCCAGTTAAACACTTCACAATGTACATTCCTAGTAGCGCAACCGTTACTGCGGTCTTTCAATTTCCCGGCAATCTTGTTGAGTATATTTACAATCAAGATGCTACTAACGCGGCTAACGCTCTTTGGGGTCTTGGCTATGGCAAGAACGCCAATAAAACCATCGCCCTTGCGTTAGACAACCAAACCTCATACGACCCAACGGGCAGTATCAACTCATCAACTGGCAACGCTGCTATCTTGGAAGATGTTGCTAGTTTCATTGACATTGAGGATTCAAGCCTTCTCGGAGCAACCAACGCTGGACAGCTTAACGCCCGCACAGGCATTACTCATCCACTTACAGGAAATCCAGTTATTACGGCTCCTGAGGTTGTGCAAGTAGTTCTCCCACCTTATGTTGATCCTTATTTGGGAAGTTACAAGGTTGGCGATTATGCGCGTGTGGTTCTTATTGACGATCTATTTCCCGCAGGTTATGACTACAACAACTGGCGCATTGGCTCTATTAGCGTTGAGCCGGGCGAAAATGGAGCAAGCAGAGTGACAGTTTCCCTATCTCGCGCAGTCTATAACCAAGGCACTTCTTGGATTGTGGCTCTCTAATGGCATACACAAATATTCCCGCTAACCTTTACGATTATTTCAGCACGATCAATCAGCGCATCCGCAAATTGGAATCCGCGCCAGATCAGGCGATGACGACTGCGGTAAGTGCGCAATCTTTAGCTCTTACTTCTCAATCTGTTGCTACTAACGCTCAAATTCAAGCAATTGCAGCGCAGATGACTGCGCTTAGTGCTTCTGCACAAGCTACTGTTGCTCAAAGTACGGCTAGTTTTGCTCAATCATTGGGTTACGCATCATCGGCTCAAGCAACAGTAGCGCAAACAACTGCTAATGGTAAAAACAAAATTGTTTATTCGCTTTCAACGCCCGGTTCAACCGCTAATAGTGCGGGAGACCTTTGGTTTCAATATAGCGGTTCAGGTTTGCTTATTGGTCAATTTGTTGGACTTGGTGGAACTTCTTGGCAATCACAAACAATTACTTCTACTATAATTGGCAATCTTGATGCCGGAAAAATTACAACCGGAACTTTGTCGGCAATTAGTATAACCGCAGGTTCAGGTGGTACTGGATTCAATGTTACCGCTGCTGGTTATATGTCTGCCAATGGTGCGTATATTCAAGGAACTGTAGTTGCAACTAGCGGTGTTTTTTCTGGTTCTATCCAAGCAACTACTGGTTATTTTGGCGATGTTACAAACCATTGGGCTATTGGTACTGGCGGTATTACTGGCGTAGGTACTGCAACAATTAGCGGTGGTTCAATTAACGGCACAAGCCTTGACATTGGTAGCGGTGTATTTACAGTTTCATCTGCTGGCGCAGTAAACGCTTCTAACATTGTTGCTACTGGTGGAAGCATCGGCGGCATCAATATGCAGAGTAACTCCATTTATACTGGAACATCTTTTGCTACCGCAACTTCTTATTGGAACAATAGCGGCAACTCATATTTCAACAACATAACTATTAACACTAATGGTAACTATTTAGGAACCTTAACTACAGGTAGCGCAACTGCCACCTCTGCCGATACAAGCATCACAGGTATCTATTCTGACAATAGCGGCTATTTGTTTGTTAAAGGTACACACGCTTCTTTAGTTTACATTCATAACCAGACTGCTTCATCAGCAACCAAAATGATTCAATTCCAAGCATCGGGAAACGCTTGGGGTGGAATACAGATGAATGGTTCCGCATCGGCTCCAACATTCTTTACTTCTTCGGATTATCGCTTAAAAGAAAACATCCAGCCTTATACGGGTTCAATTGATCTTCTTAACAAACTTCGCGTAGTTTCTTTCAATGAAAAGACAGACCCAAATAAAAAGCAAATAGTAGGTTTTATTGCTGATGAGTTTGCTAGTGTATTTCCTGATTGGGTTGATGGCGATAAGGATGCCGTTGATGCGGATGGAAATCCTGTTTACCAAACAATTTCAACAACCAACCTTATTAACTATTTAGTTGGAGCAATTCAAGAACTTTCAACAGAAGTTGAAACACTCAAGGGGGCAAACAATGGAACTACAACATCAGCTTGAAATTGAGGACATCCTCAAGCATTACAAAGAAAAAGTTGCCGAGCAGATTCAGGAGATTGTAATTCTCAAAGCAACGATTGACGCACTAACCAAACCTAAACCTGTTGAGCCAACAACAACGGCGGTTACAGATCGCCCTAATGTTATTGGAACACAAGGAATTAAACCGACCCCATAACTCGAAAGGGCGCAACCATGTTTACCAATGTTAATGCAGCAACTATTGTTTATTCTTATTTTTTTGTATTTGCCGCGTTATTGGCAGGAATGGGAATGATTGCTAAACATGCCATTAGCAAACACACGGAAGAACTTAAAGATAAATTAACTCGTATTGAATACGCGCTATACAACGATGGCAAAACTGGGCTTATTAACAAAGTTGAAGAATTACTTGAGAATCAACAGTTGATCAAGATTGATGTTGAGGTAATGAAAGCAAAATATGAAACTGAATAAAACTTTAAGGTGGAAACTTATTTCCATTTTTAGAGTTTGGTTTGAAACTTTTCTTACTATTGAAATTGTCTTACATATTAAAGATGTTGTTAATGGTCATTTTCTTTGGCAAGTTTGTTTAGGGGCATTTGTTCCCGTAATAATTCGATGGGCTACCCCGCATGATCCATTTCCAGATGAGAGATTAAAATGACAGATGCTCATTCTCAAGCATTAACCCTTCATTTAATAACTAATGTTCCCGAACACGCTCCCCGTGAAGATGATCCGCATTACCATCTTTTTAATCAAGCTAAAGAACGAATCAAAAAACAAGGACTTTGGAAATGTATCGTCAATGACGATCTTTGCTCAGGTGGGCCAGAACTTCATCATTCAAACATTGAGTTCTCTCAGATAGGAAGCACAGATTCTTCTAAGGTTGCCGAGGCTTTTGGGCTTCACTTTGAAAACGATGAAGATTTTCAGGCGTGGATTGAATCTCCGGGCAATCTTGAGGTTTTATGCGTGGCTCATCACCGTACTCATTTTGGAATTCATGCGATTCCTGCCCCACTTTGGGATGCGCTAAGATTCAGGAAGGTTGGGTCGCTCCCTGCCGCCGAACACATTTCGGCTAACTCGAAGGAGAACAATGGCAAGCAAAGTTAATTTCCATATCAGTAAGTCAGAAGCGGCTTACGCCGAACATTATTTATACGGCGTTCTTGCTGCTGGTCTTGCGGTACATCAAGTTTCACCGCATGATTCATTCAAAGTTCTTATGACCAAAGCAGTTGTGGCTGGTCTTATTGTTCCAATTATTGCTCGTATAAATCCTAAATCACTTGTCAATCAAATTGATGCGGTGACTGGGTTATCTGCAACCGTAACCGCACCATTAGTTGATGCGGCTATTGCCGATGCAAATAAATTAGTGGCGGCTGAATCAACAAAGTAATATAGTTAATTAAGAACCCTCAGCCAAAGGAGAAGTTGGTTGGGGGTTCTTTTTTTATTGGAGGGATAAATGGCAACTGCACTTGATGTCTTAAATGTAGCTCGCAGTCAATTAGGCTTTCATGCTGGCGCACAAGATGAGAATCCTTATGGCGATTGGTATGGGATTAAAAACGCTCCTTACTGCGCGATGGGTGTATCTTGGTGTTTTGCGCAAGTTGGGCTTTCATATCTTGTAGCCGCACAAACTCCTAAAGGTTTTGCTTACAATCCTGCTGCGCTTCCTTGGTTTCAAAGACAGGGGTTAGTAGTAAATAAATATGCTGGTCAGCCCGGTGATTTGATCTTTTATGACTGGAATTCAGATGGTGTAGTAGATCATGTTGAATTACTTGAAGCGGTTAGCCCTGATGGAATTACCACCATTGGATTTAATACAGGTAATCCCAATGACTCAATCCACGAAAGCGGATGTTTTAGAGTTCATCGCCCATATTTATTTATTTCAGCCATTGTCAGACCTAAATACCCAATACCTCTTAAACCTGTTTCAAAGGGCATTACAAGCAAGAAGGCTACTGCGGTGGTTGGAGGTACGGGAACCCTTATTGCTGGCGCTACAGGGGCAATTCACGGCGGTTTACTGACTACTACGCCGACGGCTACAACCCCTGCTAAAACAGTATTTATTGCGCCCCCATTTCCCATTTCTAAAACTGCTTTTAATATCGGGCAAAAGAACGATGCCGTAATGACGGTAGAAAAGGCTTTACTCAAGGCAGGGCTTATTCCCGCTATTTATGCAACCGGAATTATGAATACTCAAACCCAAAAAGCGCTTGTCAAATATGAGGCTAAACAAGGCATTAAAGTTGTAGGGCCACTTCCTCAGATTATTTATGACGAGCTGAAAGGTTCGCTATGAAGCATCATTTTAAGTTTAAGATTTTTGATGCCAAGCAGTTAATGATTGCTATGACCGGGGCTTTTTCAACTTGGGCAGCAACGGGTTTTCAACACGATATGCCTCATATTGGCTATATACTTGTTGGATTTATTACGGGTGGGCTAGTATCTCACGATTCAATGGCTAACCCAAACATTACGCCCGATTCTCATATTCAAACTCCCTACTTAGCCAATATGCAAGGCAACGGCGTACCTGAGCCAATTGGCATCCCAACTGACCCCTATAAACCAGAAGGCGCAGATGTTACGCGTGTCATCAAGATCAATAGCGGTTTAATAAGATAGAATTTTGATTGTTAGTAAATTGCTAACGCTTGGAAAAAATTAAATACTTCGCTGGCGCGAGTGCTATCAAACCAGCAAAACACCCCCATCAATAAAAGGTGGGGGTTATTTTTTATTGTAGGATGTTCTCAACCTAAAGGGGGGCTTTATGGATTTAGTATCTGCTCTTGCTGAATTGCGAGAGAACTCAATTGGCACAAAATTTTCATGCTCTGCTAATACTATGTGGAAAACGCTTAACGATAAAGAACGACAAGCGTTAGAAACTGTATTTGCTGATTCTAAGGTCAGCACCGCATCACTTTATGAATTACTTATTGCCAATAAATATGAAGTTGGGAAAGCATCACTTTACAAACACCGCGCTAAAAAATGCAGGTGTTTTATATGAGTCTTGAAGATGACTTAGAAAAGATTCAGAAAGAATCTGATCCCGAAATTGCCGAATTGCGTAAAGCTCTTAATAACGCACAGAAACAACTATCTAAAGCCAAGATTCGCAATGATGAATTAGTTATTGCTACCCATCGTGGGGCTTATGAGGCAATGCTGGCGCTTGGCAAAATACCGCCTGTACCTGCTCCCGATAAAGATACGCGCAAAATCAAACCCGAAGTAGCCTTAATCCATTCAACGGATTGGCAAGGCGCAAAGGTAACGACTTCATACAACTCAGAGATAATGCGTAAAAGAGTTTTGCAGTTTGCCGACAAGATCGTTCATTTGACAGAACTTCAACGCGAGCATCACCCCGTTAAAGAATGTGTTGTTATGTTTGGTGGGGATATGGTCGAGGGACTTTTCAACTACCCGGCGCAACTTTGGCAAATCGATGCTTCACTTTTTGGACAATTTACTACCGTATCTAGACTATGCGTGGACTTTGTTCGAGTAATGCTTGCCAACTTTGAAAAAGTAACCGTAGTGGCTGAATGGGGTAATCATGGGCGTATTGGTGGCAAACGCGCTGAAGTACCTAAGAACGATAATGTAGATCGCATGGTTTATGAAATGTCTAGGCAGATTCTTGCAGGCGAAAAACGATTAACTTGGGAAGATTGCCCAGAAGATATTCAGGAAGTGGCTGTGGGCAATTACAGGGCTTTGTTAATGCACGGCGATGAGTTGGGGCGTTCAGGATTTGCCTCTCCTGCCGCTTGGATTGCAGGTGCTAACCGTTGGAAAGCCGGCGCTCACGATTACGATTTTCATGATATTTATTTAGGACATTATCACCGTCACGCTCAAGAACCAATTCAAAAGAATTACAACCTTTACTGGACTGGTAGCACCGAAAGTGATAATCGATACGCTAGAGATTCAATGGCTGCTAGCGGGATGCCTTCTCAAAGACTTCACTTTGTTGATCCCGTTAAAGGCAGAGTAACGGCTCAATATCAAGTATGGTTGGATTAACGCCGTGAGGCGTGGATTCTAAATTTTTTTTTAATTATTTTCGGCGCAAAGACAAAACCCCTACTTGCAAGTCAGGTAGGGGTTATTTGCTTTTAGGGGGAGTCGAATAATAGAGCTAATTATCTTCTGGGTCAAAATCGGGGTCAAAAATAGGTATTTCAATCGTTTTCATCAATTCTAGGGCTTTGCCAAAGGCAACAACGGCTCGATTTGTCAAGTCATCTAGGGCATCCGGGAAAGAATCTGTGGACTCTAGTTCTACGCTTACGGCATAGGCGGCAATGCGTATAGCAATCATTCCTCAAGAATAGCACCAAGAAACTTGCCCGAAATGCTTGATTTTTGTCCTACCCCTGCTTTAAGGTGTAACTAATGCCAACAAGGGCAGAACATGGAAGGAACGGACATGGCTGAAAAGGCAGTAAATCCAGTCGCAAAGATGCTTGAACCATTTGCGCCTAATGAAATTAATCAGATTCCTAAAGGCAATATGAAGTTGGATTATGTAGGTCACGCTGCACTTACTAAGCGACTTCTTGAAACCGACCTTGAATGGTCTTGGGAGCCTTTTGCTATTGGCGAGGATGGCTTGCCTAAGCTCGATGAAAAGGGCGGTCTATGGATTCGCCTAACAGTTTGCGGGATCACTCGTATTGGTTATGGCGATTCAGGAAACTCACGCGGAACTCAAGCAGTCAAAGAGGCTATCGGTGATGCGCTTCGTAATGCTGGTATGCGTTTTGGTGCGGCTTTAGATTTGTGGCATAAGGGAGATTTGTTTGACCTTACCGATTCTCGCGGAGATGCCAAAGAGGAACACAAGCCAACTCCAACCGTATCTCCTGAAATTCTTGCGCTCGTTAAGGAAGCAATCGAGCAAGTTGCAGGAATTGAATCTGTCGCTGAGTTGAAGATGTTCTACACCGGCGCACAAGAGGTAGGACTTCTAACAATTCCTGTTGGCAATAAAACTTTACAAAAAGTAATTGCAGACAAAAAGAAAGAATTGGAGAGTGTCAAGTGAGTATGTTTGATACAACTAAAACGCGTTCATCTAATTATTATTTAGTGCGCCATATTGTTCGAGTGTTTTTAGCACTAATTCCAATTATTGTTATTTTTGAAGTTGCTTGCGCGATGGTGAAGCCATGATTACACCTGCCAAAGTAGAAGCCCGACTTATTGAGTTGAGCAATGAAATTGACGAGTGCCATCAAGATTTAATTAAAACTGAATCTGATTATCATGTTACTAAAGCAGCGTATGAAATTGCTATGGCAAAGTCACGATTAAAAAACGCTCACTCTGATCTCAAAATGACGGTAGCAATGCGCGAAGATCAAGCCTTATTTGATAACGAGGCTTTACATTTACATATTGCCGGATTGGAAGCGCAAGTAAAGGCAGTACGCGCTAACGCTAATCGGCTTAAGACTCAAGTAGATATAACGCGATCTATTGCAGTATCGGTTCGCTCAGAGGTCAGCATCTCCTAGTGGACATAATTAAAACCGTTCAGGTTGCTTTAAAAGAAGCTGACCAACAAAGAGATCGTTCAACTCAAGTTGAATTAGGCGCAAGTTCGGTTGGGGGTTGCCGTACTCAAGCGTGGCATATTCTCAACCAAACGCCTAAAACCAATACGAATACAGAATCTCTTGCTGCCATTATTGGTACGGCGGTTCACGCCTCACTTTATGAGGCACTTAAAGCGCATGACATTTTCGGCGAGGATTTTATCCTTGAAGAAGGTTTTAGTGATGATTACTTTAAGGGTCATTGCGATTTTTATTCACGCAAAGCACAAACGGTATATGACTTCAAGACCGTCACTCTTTCTAAAATGGCTAAGGGTGGACTTCCAACGAAACAACAAAAAATGCAAGTTAATATCTACGCAAGTTTAATTGCTCAGCACTACCCGGTTAAAAGGGTTGGTTTGGTTTTTATTCCGCGTGATGGAAAAATGAACGACATAGTTGCTTGGGAAGATGATTACAACCCCAAGTTAGTTACAGAAGCCCGTGAATGGGTTGCACAAGTTAAAGCGATGGAAACCCCACCACCGCCCGAACGAAGCGCGGCTTTCTTTTGCCGTGACTATTGTCAATTCTACGATCAGACAGGGGAAATTGGATGTCAAGGAAAATAGCTCTTAAAGATGCAATTACTAAATATGGAGTATCAGAGCGTTCAATTCATAGGCGCGTAGTTCAATTTAATGTTGCTAAATATATTAGCGTGACGGGGGATATTATGTATAACGATGATGAATTATCTCGCGCATTTAAGCCTAAAATTAAAATAGACGATTTTGAAATTAAGATTGCTTACAATGATGTTGATTGGGAAAGGGCAAACTGCCGGGGAATCGGTACTGATCTTTTTTATTTAGAAGAAGATTTACTTAGACACAAGGGCTTAGAATTTTCACAAGTTCGGGGAGTTTGTTTTGTTTGCCCTATCCGCGAGCAATGCCTTCAATGGGCTTACGCTACAAAAGAAGAATTTGGAATGTTTGGCGGAGTATCGGCAGTTGAACGAAAATATATTGCTAAAGAAGATTTTTTTAACCCATTCCTCAGCGCGTTACGCCGTGATTTAGAAAATTGGGGCATATCCTTAAAGGAATTGGCTGCATCATCTAAAGCTAGGAGAGTGGCGTGACAATTTTTAAAGATGCAATTAAAGCATTTGAATTTGAACATGAATTTAGATGCTCAATAAATAAAAAGAAATGCAAACACTTAGATTTAATTGAGCAAACTTACGATCAAGAAATTATTTTTAATCACAGTTTATTGGTCAAAGATAGGATCATAGAACATAGCGTTAATCAACTTGAAAAGACTCGACAAGATTGGCTAGATGTTCAAAATTTACCCAATAATTCTTTTGCTAAATGGGTTGATAGTGTATTTGATGTAGCCATTAAAGCCGTGAAGGAGATTGAATGAAGGCGGTCAGTCTATTTGCTGGTGTTGGTGGCTTTGATTTAGCACTTACTCAAAACGGCGCAGAGGTAGTTCCAGTAGTAAGTTGGTTAGCCAAACGATTGATGGGGGTAGCAAATGACATGGATTAAGCTAGATGACGGATTTCCACAAAACCCTAAAATTGTGGGATTGAGCGACAGGGCTTTTAGAGATTACATTTCAGGATTGTGTTATTCCGGGATGTACCTAACTGACGGATTTATTCCAAAAGCAATAATTTCTAAGGTAAAAGGCACAAAAGAATTGATAAATTCTGGACTTTGGGAGCAACTTTCTGACGGAATTTTGATAATAAATTACACCGAATATCAGAGCCAAAAGTCCGAAGTTGAGCGTAAAAAGGAACTTAATCGTGATCGTGTAATGCGTTACAGGGAAAAAAGTAATGCGTTGGTAATGCATCCAGAGAACAGAGAACAGAGAACAGAGATAAATACTGCAACGCCTAACGGCGTTCAGGGATTAGTTGCTTTGTATTTTGACAATTTCAAAGGCGAGATCAAGCCATCGGGGGCGCAACTTGCCGGACACATTCAGCTTCTTTTGAAGCAAGTCAGCATTGAACGCCTAACCGAACTTGTTCCACTTGTTGCCCTTGAAGGCAAGCCATTAACGGTGAATACGGTGGCTTACTACACAAACCGCGAAAAGCCAGCCACGCCTACCCCCACACCACCCCGTTATTCGGCTTCAGATGCCCCTGTGGGCGTTCCAATCCCTGCCGAGGTCAAATCCCTACGAGATCGCCTTAAATACGGCTCAGAAGCGATTCTATGACTTGCGCTCGTAAGTAATTTATGTCATTCTTATCCTGTAAGAGTTACACCTACACGATCAGGGGGTCGTATGAAAACTCTGCACATCTGTAAAGCTCGGCAACTTCAAGTTGGCGATGTCCTAGTTCGCGGTGAAAATCGTTGGGATATTATTCAAATCGAAGAAGAGCAATATGGGCTAGAAATTCGTATGAGAAATTATCTTAACGAGGGCAAAGTTAAATTTATGCTCCCAGATGAGATCGTCACTATCGAATTGTGATTTCATTCGGAGTGGAAGGCACTCCAATCCAGCAAGGAAGCATGAAGTTTATCCGACCCGGCGTAATGATTCATTCTCGCGCAGTTGAGTTAGCCACATGGCGAGCTGACATTGCTTTAGCCGCCAAAGTTGCAGGATGCAAGCCCATTGATAGCCCTATTATTATCACTATGAGATTTCGCGTTAAAAAACCCAAAACCGTAAAACGCGACTACCCAACCGTTGCGCCCGATTTGGACAAATATATTCGGGCCGTAAACGATGGACTCACCGGGGTTGCTTTCAACGATGACTCACAAGTAATACACATAACTGCATCAAAAGTCTATTCGGACAATCCGGGCGTAGATATCGAAGTTTCAGACGAGTTTGACTGCCTATAAATCGAACATTTGTTCGATAAAAAATAAATTAAAAATCTTTGAAATAACCTTGCAATCTGTAAGGGATGGGCGTAAGTTTTGTCTTGTCGGGGAACGAACGGAGAACCGATAAGGAGCTACAAATGTTCTGCACACTATGTAACAACGAAGTTGAAGTTTTGGCTCACACCAACAACCGCGAAATCTGCTTGATTTGCGTAGCAGATATTTCTAAGTACGCGATGAACTACGGCAAGTCTTTTGACTCAGTTCTTGCTCGCCGAATTGTTGAGGTGGCTTAAATGGCTACAGTAAAAGATTCAATGGACAATTTGATGTTTTCTCAAAACATAAAAGTCAAAGGCGATCGTTGGCATATTCATAAAGAATTTTGGAACGAAGAGCCAATTACTTATTGCGATTTAACATTAAATTTTAATTATCACAGAATAATGACCACCAATGATTCTGGTTATCAATGGCAAAATGGCAAAAAGTGGGAACCTGAAAACATTTGCCCAAAATGTGTAAAGAACTTTGAATTGGTGGTTGCATAAATGGTCACTATCACAATGACAATCACCGCCGAGGATTTTGACCGCATTGCCGATACCGCGATGCGTTGGGGTAAAGACTGGCTTATCAAGCAACACCGCTTTGAGCCAGTAACAACCAACTTCTCCTACAAGATGGCGTACTGGGTAGATCGCTACCTTGAAACTCTTGTCTGCCAGCAATACTTGGCA